CGTGGTATGACTGTTGTACATATTCCTAACTTTACACAAATCTTTCGTAATGCATGGGCATTGACTGATACTGCACGTGCTTCTGCTATTGAACTTGGGTTTACAAACATCTCTGAAACACGCCTTGATTGCTCCACTCTACATAGTGTTGACATTGAAGCTGCAATCTTGTTTGGTCAAGCAAAGATGGATACTTCAGGCTCACAACCTTTGCATGCAACTCAAGGTGTAATTGATGCTGTTACTCAATATGCTCCAAATAACGTTGCAACTGCTGCTGCAACAACCAACATGACACAGCTGATTGACATTCTTGAAGAAGCATGGATCTATTCTCATAACATGGGTGACTCAAAGACACGTGTGGCTTTCTGTGGTTCAAAAGCAATGAAGGTTTTCAATGAAATTGCACGTCTTAATGGTACAATTCAACTGCTGCCAGATCAGTCAGGATTTGGGTTCTCTTTCCAACGCTTTAAGTTCTACAAAGGTAATCTGATTCTGATGGAACATCCACTTCTAAATGGTCTTACTGGTATGGAAGATTTGGCTGTTGGTGTTGACATGCCTTCTCTTAAGCTCGCTTACATGGAAGGCCGTGATACCAAAGCTGAAGAATTTGGTGGAACTGGTCGAAACAATGCTAATGGTGTTGATGCAAATGGTGGTTCTTTTACCACAGAATTTGCTGTTGAACTCATGAATCCATCTGGCTGCTTTATCATCTATGATCTTACAGCCGGCGCCGCAGGATAACATACATTAGAGACTAAGAGAATACAATGTCAGAAGATAATGGCAAACCTAGTCTTTCATTTGCTGAGAGATTAGCAAAAGCCAAGCAAGAAACAGATGCCAAAGCCAAACAACCGGCAGCGGTATCTGTTTCTTCTGCTGAATCTAAGATCAACAACAAACCATTTGTCTATTTTCATTCCTCAATTGCAGGATTTCGTTTTATTGTTGGCCCTGGTAAAAAGGCCAATTTCAAAGATCATTTCTTCATTACAGATGATTCAGATGAAATTGCAGTTGTTCGCAAAGACTTTGTAAGCAAAACAAGTGGTCATGTGCGTGTAACTGAAGTCTCAGAATACTTTTATCAAGCTGCTAGGATGATTCAACCAGAGATTCTACCAATTCCATTACAACAAGAGGATCAGACACTTCAGCAACAAGAACAAAAGCTTGATAACTCGTAATCTTAAGAGACCAAAATGTCATTTGGTGATATGATTACAACAGTTATATCAAAAACAAAACGTCCTGATAAGACATCAGATATACGCTCTGCTATCAATGCAGCAGTTTCGTTTTTTGCAACTGCAAATTTTCCTAATGATCGTGTTGATCTTGAACATGCTATTTCTTCATCTGAGTACACACAATCATTTGATATTAGTGCCAGCCCATTTGTTAGATTTAAGGTGATTGATTACATTAGACCGGCCGGCTATAGCAAATATCTTGATTGGCGTGATCCTAAGAAAGTTTTTCAAAATGGACAAGAATGTCTTGATGTTTGGCATCGCTCTGGTAATAATATAGTCTTTAAGATCTCACGTTTACAGTCCTCTTTGAAGATTGGATATTTTCAATATCATGTAGTCATGACAGAAGATGCAAATACAGACTGGATACTTGATGAAATGAATACAGCAGTTGAAGATTTTGCACGTTCACGAATACTTGAAGATATAGGTGAAACAACCGAATCTGCACGGTATTTTGCTCGTGCTCTCTTATTTTGGGAAGCCTTTAAAGGATCAAGTGTAGCGGTGCAAGGCTAATGCTTGCAAGGCCACCATTTCATCACAAAAGATCAGAAGCAGGTGATGTATCTGCAATAATTGGTTTTTTTGCAAATGCACCATTTGCTTCTGGTAGTGTGTTATTTGCAGATGGAAGTGGCAATCTACAGCAAGATAATGCAAATCTTTTCTTTGATAATTCAACAAATCAACTTAAAGCAAACTCACTTCATGTTCCTACTTCTATTGAGTTAGGACATGTATCTGATACAACATTAGCAAGATCTGCTGCTGGTCGTATTTCCATTGAAGGCTTAGGTATTGTCAAAGGCCCGGCCTCATCCACTGATAACTCAATTCCCAGATTTAATTCAACAACTGGTGAGCTGATTAAAAGCTCAAGTGCAACTATTAGTGATAATGGTGGAATTTCTTCATTTGGTACAGAATCCGGATTTGGATCATTTGATAGAGATTTAGGTGGTGGTGCTTCAGTATTCTACAGACATAATGGCATTGTTCGTTTGTATGACTCAGTTTTTGCAGGTGACTTTTTTCAATTTACAGCAAGTACTGGTGCTTATAACTTTCTTGGAGCTGGGGTATCTTCTTTTGCTGGTGACATTACTATCAGTAAAGCTGTTCCTACATTAACATTAAATCATGGTGGTTCAACAAATCGTAATCTTATTAGAGGTCTTTCAAATGGCTCTCAGCGTTGGGAAATTCAACCTGGTAATGCTACTGCTGAATCAGGCTCAAATGCAGGTTCTGATTTTGCAATCTTACGTTATTCTGATGCTGGTAGTTTTATTGATAGCCCATTTGCAATCATTAGATCCAGTGGTAGCATAGTAGCTACTAGTGATTTATTTGTAATAAAATCTTCACCATCTATTCTTATAGCTGACAGTTCAGGAGTTGGTCAATCATCTATATATTTTCAAGAAGGCGGTCTTAATAGATGGAGTATCAGAGGTGAATGGAATACTGTCAATGATCTTATATTTTATAATGAGGGTCGTGGTGTAATTGATTTGCGTATTGCAAACTCTAATGGCAATGCTACATTTAGTGCCATAGTGACAATGGGTGCTGTTGACTTGACAGGTTCAAGTGCTCCGTCAGCAGGATGGTATCAACCTATTGGTGGAACAGTATCAACTCCTAATCCTGTTGAATCTGCTTCTACTATTTCTCCTTCAATGGGTACTTCTGGAACAAAAGCTGCGGCTATTGCCAAGGCTAATGTTCAAACAACAGCCTCTACTTCAAGTTCTGGAGATAAGTTATCTTATACAATTCCAGCTAACTCTCTAAGTGCTGCTGGTAAAGGTATTAGGATGACTGCTTGGGGTACAACAAATGGCACTGCTGCATTAACTGTTGTATTTGGTGGAACAACAATCTTTACATTTGCATTTCTTACAGCTGGTGCTTGGTATATAGATACTCTTGTCTTTTCAACTGGCACTGATACACAAGATTATGTTGTACGTATGACTTCTGCTAATGCTATTAGTCAAATGCATGTTACACTTGGGTCAACAACCATTGATGATGGTGCTGGTATAATTATTAAAGTAACCAGTGATGCAGGTGATATACAAGAAGGAATGTTAGTCGAGTATTTTGGCTAATACCACAGTAATAACATAAAGAAAGGAGTAAAAGAGTGGATTTGGTTTCATACATTGAAGGCAAAGAAGCTAAAGGTGTTACTCTTACAAAACTTGGTCCTGAAACATATCAAATGATTGCAAAAACTTTCAATCCTGCAACTGGCAGGGAGACATATCCTGAAGTTCTCACAATCAAACGTCAAAATATATTGGATGCTAAAGCACAAGCAGAAAAAGCATTAGAGGAAGCCAATAAAAGAGTAATTGGCACAATTCAATTGCTTAGTGACATAGATGCATTAGATGCAAATGAAAGTAAACCAGCATGAGTGAAGAAGAACAACCAAAAAATGGAAATGCACCATATTTTGTGTGGAAACTACCGTTCTTTGGAATGGAAATAAAGGTGGGTGGTCGTGAGGTATTTTCAATTCTTTTACTTTTTGCAATTGCAACTCCTGTTTTATATCTTATCTTAATTCATGATGAAAAGACAGAAAGTATTCTACTAGATCTTGTAATGGCACAAGAAGCAACAACTTATGTTTTGACACTTTCACAAGAAGAAAGAACAAAATTACAACTTCAAAAACCAAAACGTATCAGAGAAATGGAACGTAACTTCAGAGATTAAACAATGTCAGAAGATAGACGCCTTTATCCATTAACAACACCACAAGGTGAACCAATACCACTCGATGTGGTTAGGGTTCATGGATTAGGTAGAATTGATGTAACTAATACAGATAAAGAAATTGCTCTTGCAACAGAAATTGAGATTCTTGTTCTTTATGCAACTGAGATGTGCATTGTAAGATTAGGAGTATCTGCTGCTTCTGTTCCTGCTTCTCTTGCATATCTTGCAGATGCAGTGCTAGTACCAGCAGACCAATTCATGGTAATTGATAAGAATGAAGCAACTGAACTGCATGCCATTCGTTTTGATACAGATGGTGTTCTCTGGATCAACGGAATAAGAGCATGGCAAGATACAAAGAAGGCAGCTCAATTTAATCGTGCATAAGGATTGCTAATGCTTGACCAAATGATGATGCAGTCCGAGGAACAACAGGATGATCCACAAAAGCTTATTGAATCACTTAAGGATGTTCCCGCATCTGCTGGTTATCCACATGAACAACGCATGGCATTCTATCATGGTGTTGCAAGTATTCTTCAGATCTTAGGAATGCCAGAAAAGGCACAAGAGTTTGGTGCACTCAGAGATCAAGGAATGACAACTGGAAGTGCTCAAAGTGAAATGCCTTATGAAGAACCTGATTTCATTGGTTAGGATAAAAAGTGCGAACCCGTTATTGGCCTGTTTATGCTGCACGTGGGCCAGCCGGGCCATCAACAACATGGACAATTGAATTTTTATTGGGCAATGGTTCAAGCATTATTACTTCTGGACTTAAGCCAACAGCAATTGTTGTAGTTCCACGCGCCGGCAAGTTACTAGACTGGACTTTGTTATCGTGTGATGATCTCCCAACCAGTGGCTCAATTGAAATTGATATTTGGAAAAACTCTTATATAAATTATCCACCAACAGTTTCAGACTCAATTGTTGGTTCTGTTAGACCAAATTTATCATCTGCTATTAAGAATAAATCAACTTCTTTAAGTGGTTGGACAACAGATTTTCTTGCTGGCGACATTTTCATACCAAATGTTGACAGCATATCTGCGTTAAGAGCTGTTAAGTTGCTTTTAACGTATTCGCTTCTTCCATGAGCATATAACTGGAGGTAGTTTAGTGGCAGCATACAATAAGTTTCAGGATTTTGTTGAGCAATTAGGACTTGCTGAGCATAATCTTAATACTGATGCTTTACATGTGTATCTCTCAAACACAACACCTTCTGCATCTCTTGATGCTGTTAAAGCTGATCTTGCCGAAATAGGAGCTGGAAATGGCTATACTGCTGATGGTATTGACACATTGAATACATATGCTGAGGCTGCTGGTACTGGAACTGTCACTGGAACTAAGGCTGTGTGGACTTGTGTAACTGCTGCAATGGCTGCATTTCAGTATGTTGTTCTTATGAACTTTACAAATGCATCTCCTTTGAAACCTCTTATTGGATGGTGGGATTATGGTTCTGCTCTTACATTGCAAGTTGGTGAAACATTCTCAGTGAAATTTAATGGTTCAGATACTACTGGTACTATCCTTACCATTGCATAGGAGATAACATGGAACAAATGAAGTGCCCATGTGGTGGTGGTCTTAATATAATCAACGTATCTGCTACTGTAAGTCGTATTCAATGTGATACTTGTATTGCTGGTATCTCTGAAAGTACTTCTCCCGCAAAACTTATTGAAATTTGGAAACGTATGGTTGAAAGACATGATAAACTTGATGTTTGTTGCATGCTTTCTACAAATCTAGTTCTCAGAGAAGACAATCTTGTACGTTGCATACAATGCAAACGTAAGCAACTGCCATTTGGTGTAAAACCAGAACCTGTAAAGGCTAATTCTGATGAATAACATACGAGCAGGTATGCAGGCTGGCGATCACCGAAAAGAGTGTTGCAAGAAATCTGAGAATCTTACTGAACATAGGATTGACAAAGATCGTGTCATTCGAGTATGCAAGATATGTTCTTGCCGGCACTTTGAACTTACAGTTGATAAAGGAAGCTTAGGTCTACGTGGCTTAATGGTGGGTTAAATGTATCTTAAAGGTACAAGTGATATACTCAGAATAAATGTTGCTACTCCTTCAGACATTGAGGTTGCTATTGCATGGGCTGATTCTTTAGATGGAAGTCCTCCTGCTGTAAGTAGCTTTGGAAGAGAGATATTTGCTAGTATAACAGGAGCAGGTAATACAACCTTATTGACAGGTGTTTCTGGACATACTCTTAAGCCAAAAGATATAAGTGTAGTTAACAATCATGCCTCACAAGCAACAGTTGTGTATTTTGATTTAACTGATGGCACTGATACTGTAGTTATTGCAGGTTCTCGTTGCACATTACTTGCTGGTGAATCTCTTAAGATGGATGAAAATGGTGTTTGGATACACTATGATAAGAATAATGGTATCTATGCATCTCCAATTTCTCCAGTTGTTTTTAATAACTCTGTTGCAGTATAAGGTGCGGGCTTTTCGACAGATACTTATCTTACTGGATCATTCCTTAAGTTTATTGGACCACCAAAAGTTGGAACAAAGTATAAGTGCAGATTCTCTGTTTCTAAGACAGCCGCCGGCACAGCAACTCCTATCATTACAGTTCGCGTTGGAACTGCTGGAACAACAGCAGATACTGGTAGAGGAACTCACACATTCAGTGCAGGCACAGCAGCAACTGATGTTGCCTGGTTTGAAGTCTCTTGTGTGTTTAGAACAGTTGGTTCTGGTACTTCTGCCGTATTGCAATCACATTGTGCACTAACAAGTCAACCCACTACAGGCTTTTCTTCATTGCTTAAAGGAACACAAGCTACCTCTGGTGGCTTTGATTCAACTGTTGCTGATCTTGGTATTGGTGTAAGTGTGAACGGTGGAACCTCTGCTTCGTGGACTGTTCAAATGGTGGTTGCAGAGATAGAAAATAACTAAAGTCTTGTATGCCATCACCAACTTTTGTTGATTTTGCAAATGATCCTGATGGTGGTGGTGCATCTGTTACTACATTTACTTTTGACTGGGGAGATATATCTGGTTTAGCAGATAATGATGTTATAATTGCAGATATATATAGAGAAACTGAAGCTGTGTACAACGCAACTCCAGCAAACTGGCAACAAGTTGATGGTTTTCCAAGAGTTCAAGATACTGGTGGATTTAAGTATCAGTTTGATAAGTGGTGGCGTAGGCGTTCTGGTGATTCTGGAACTGTTTCTTGGACTTGGACAGGAGCAGCTTGGGGTGAAATGCGTGCTGTATGCATGCGTAATCTTATAACTTCTGAAGTTCCATTAATTGGCACAGTTGTTGATATAGAAACAGCACAGAATGATGAACCTGTTCATCCTGGTCTTGCTGTTCAAAGATTAAATTCTGGACTCATATTTAGTGTTTGGAACTTTACTGGCACCACATCTACTGCTGCTCCAGCAGGATTTACTGAACCAAATACAGGTACAGGTGAGACAAAACAGTACTATGATGTCACTGGTATTGTCAAAGGTGCAACAGGTGTTATTACAGGTAATCTTGTTGATCCTGAGTTTGCAGTTTCTACCTTATCAGAACTAATAACAGAAGTTATAAGCATACCAAATACCAAATTTACTAACTTCATTAAACGTTTATTCTCCAGATATCATGGTAACTTTAATGAAATAAATATTAAGACATGGTTCTAATATGTCTGATCTAATTATCCAGAAATGGTTTGATGAAGATTTAGATGAACCAGCAGCTTCTGGTAACTTTATCTTATCTGTTGATCCAGGATCATATGTTCTTACGGGATTTGTTGCATCTCTGCTTTCTGATAGAATGCTATCTGCTGATCCTGGTAGTTACAATCTTACTGGCTTTATAACAGCTCTTGATAGAGGCTTTTGGCTAAATGCAGAAACTGGAATCTATACTCTTACTGGCTTTTCTGCTTCATTACTTGCAGATAGGTTGCTAAGTGCAAACCCAGGAGTTTATAATGTTACTGGATTTGATGCAACCATTGTTGCTGGGCGTGTTATATCTGCTGATCCAGGTGATTATGATATTTCAGGATTTTCTGCTGATCTTGTTTATGTTCCAGTGTCTGGTGCATTTATACTTTCTGTTGATCCCGGATCTTACGAAGTAACAGGATCTCAAGCATCATTGTTGGCGGCCAGATTACTTAGTGTAGACTTTGGTGTTTATAATCTCACAGGATTTGATGCAGCATTACTTGCAGCTCGTATGCTTTCTATTGATGCTGGTGTCTACACTATTACAGGTCAAGACGCAGATCTTCTTGCTGCTAGATTGCTTAGTGCAAATCCTGGAACTTATGTTATTACTGGTTTTGAGGCATCACTTCTTGCTGATAGATTATTAAGTGCAGATCCAGGTGCTTATGCTCTTGCAGGATTTGATGCAACACTTGTCTTTGCTGGAAATGAACATGACTTTTTCATTGTTGCTGACCCTGGAAGTTACACAATTGTTGGATTCTTAACAAAAGCTAGTCTTGATTTGGATTCTTTCCCAGAAAGTGGTGGATTAACTGGAATAGGACATGCTGGATAATAAGGTAAGGGGATAGAATGGCCCAGGAAACAAAAATTATTGACATCCGTCGTTCCTATATTCCAATTGATCCCAATGCATTTCCTCCTACTGATCATGATACAGAGGCTGAAGATAAACCTGAGCCACGAATTCCTATTGTTGCTTATGATGGTTATAACTTCATGCCAACACCTCAGGGTTATTCAAGTTTCTTTGGAATTAACTCAACCTTAGGTATATCTTCATTAGTTACATCAGGAGGAACTGGCAAGGTTGATGATCTTTTCATGATTCAAACAAATCAATTACAGAATATTCTTGTTGCACTTTGTGATGATGGTATTTGGACTAAGAGTGCAAGTTCTAGTGGTAATTGGACACATGTTATCACATTATCACCTCCTGCTTCAGGATTACATTTACAGTGGTCTAAGTGTGTTATTGAAAACGTAATCTATATATACAGGCAAGGTAATGCTAGTGTGTATCAGGCTGGGCCGGCAAATGGTTACATCTTTACTGGTTTTGTTCCATCAACAATCAACATGGCAGGTCAACTTGGTATCTTTAAGGCTGGTGGTAGACTAGGCTTTTGGGATTCAGAGAACTCAACAGCTTGGGCTGCATTAGGTGAACCAACAGATGCCACACCTGATACTAAAACACTAGCTGGTTCCACTATCTTTCAGGACATTGTTGGTAAGATTGTTGTAGTCTTACAGCATGGCAATGGATTTATCATATATTGCACAAAATCAATTGTGCTTGTGACACGTAATCTTAATAGTCCATTGATTTGGGCCGGGCAGTCTATCTTCAATTCAAATGGAATCTCATACCGTGAAGAAGTTTGTTTTGCTGAGCCAGACACAAAGCACTATGCATTCACAACACAAGGTGTTGTTGAAATTGTTAATGGAAAGGTTGAATTTGTTATTCCAGAAGTTGCTACTTACCTTAAGGAGAAACGCCAGCCAGTTTACATTAAGATTCTAAATGGTCGTTATCTTTTCTTTCCAATTCTTAATCCATATTACTTTGTTGGCATAGCACATTTTATAACTGAATCATTCTCTGCGCAAGTTTTTACTTTTCAAACTGCATCACGAATAATTGAAGATTATGAATCTGGTAATGGCAATGCATGTGGTGTTTTCAACACAATTAATGGTTCACAAGATACAATTTATATCTTTGATATTCTAGGTTTTACTGCTTATAATCAAGCAAACAGCTCAGCAAGTGTTCCTATCTTTGAGGATCATCTTTCAATTAATATCCCAATTGCAGATATGGAAGCTTTCAAAGCAACAGGTGTTGGTGGTTTTGGAAATGCTGATTATTTTGATAATACTGGATTTACATTAGGTGGAATTCCAAAAATCACTTCTGGAAATGAATCTTTTATTCCAACAAAAGGTCCATCTCTTGTATCAGCATATCCTGGAACACGCCCAATTGAACATATTGAAGCTAATGAGAATAGCTTTTATTGGAAACAAGATTGGGCATGGTTCTATGAACAAAGACTTTTTGATTCTTGGAAAACTGCAATATCAAGAAAGGTTCATGACAATGTATTCAAAGATGATGGTGTTGTCTATGATGATAATGAGATACCTGCAACAGTAAGTTCAGCAACTACACCTTTCATAACTGGTCCTTTTATTGATTTGTCATTCTTTTCTGAATCCAATAAATACTATGGATTATCTGCAAGTAGAAAAAGTGCTTGGCTACAACGCAGTCTAACCAGAGGAATAAGTGTAAAAGTTAATCAAATTATAGACACTAATACTGAAAATTCAGTTGAAATGCCTTGGGCTAAAGACGATTTAGCTGATCCTGGTCATCCTGATTTAACTTATCCAACATTTGCAACAGAGGCATTACTTATGACAGGACAAGCAGCAGTTGCTGCACATCTTGTTACATTGGGTTTTACTACTGTTGTATTTGTTAGATATGAAAATCAAGGAGAGTTTGGTTACCCTATTAATCCAAGATCAGTAAGAATGCAATTTACTTCAGATCAAGGTGGTATTGCAATTCCTTATTTCCCATATGACCCTGTTGCAGATGTAACACTTGGATTAGTTGCTGCTGATATGATAGATAATGTACTAACAGTAAATACCCCAGTTTGGCGTGCTAATAATACAAGATTACAGAAATTTAGTAAACCAGAATTTGTATATAATGATTATGCAGTTTGTACTGTTAAAAATCTTGGCTTCACAAAGATTAAAGGACATGGACATTATACTCTATTAGGTGCATTTGTTATTGATGATTCAACACCTGAAGCAGCAGACTACATAGATCAATGTACATTAAATCCAACTAAGAGAAATCAACCATTTCTATTGGGTAGACCAACTAACAATGATAGTCTTAGTTGTGGTGATGCAACAACAACTATTGATGGTGAAACCTATACATATCCTCCCTCAACAGTTGTGATTCCTGGTGGAACAATTCTACTTCAAGAAGGTTCAATTGAACCAATTTATTCAACATTTCTTGGTGCTTTTGTTTACGATACACAGTATAAGAAATGGGGTAAGATGAAGCAAAACTATAAGCAAATGCTTGATTATTTTCCAGTTAATAATGTGGCCGGTGACGCACCAATTCCTTATGATACATTCCTTCCCAAGTGTGCAATTTTACTTGAATCTGGATCAATTGCTTTGTTTGATCAATTTCCAACTGATTCACGTATTATCTTTGGCAAAGTAGGAATGTATCGTAAAGGATTCACAGATTGTCAAGAAGTCCGCATTCAAAATAGAACACCACTGTCAGGATCTGTAACAGTGGAAGGTTCCCTAGATGGTAAGAATGTGGAATCCAGTATTACCCATACACAACTATTTGCAGATGCTACACAAGTTACTGCAAATTATGGACTTAGTGCAAGGTGGTTTAACATCATTGTTGAAGGAAACTATGACATTACCGCAATGGAAATGCGAATCACGAAGAAAGGGAAAAGGTAGAGGCTATGGCCGCCGGCCCAGAAATGCTTGATGTCATAACTGGCTTACCCATATCTTCATCTTATAATCAGAGATATCCTGCATTAGAAACATCTAATACAAGCACAAGTGGTCGTACTGATACACAGCGTCAAACAACACAAACACAAACAAATCAAAGACAGACAACTACTCAAAATATTCTTAACACAACTCCTGCTGCTCTGCAAGCACTTGAAAGTCTTATACAACAGTTATCTGACAGACCAGCAATTTCAGAAGCAGAATTGTTTGCAAAAGCCCCAAATGCTAGCCCAGTCTATACACGTAATGGATGGCTTTACACTGATCCACTTACAGGACGTCGTGTTTCTGAATCAGAAGTTGTTGGTTTTAATCAAAAACGCTCTGCTGAACGTCAACAATTACAACAACAAGCCGGTGTTATAAGAGGTGGAACAGAATCTCAAAGAGAAACAGAAACACAAAGAAAATCTGAAATTGATAGAACGCGAAAACAACAAGGTGATTACAGCAAAGATGCAGCATTTTCTGATGCACAATTCTTGATTGATAAAGCAATTTCTGATGCTCTTGAAAAAGCAATGCCAGAGATTGTTGCTGCATCTGAAGGTGCTGGAACTTCTAAAAGCACATTCCGTGGATTAGCTGTTGAAAAAGCTGCTGAAAGAGGTGCTATTGAAGGTGGTGCTCTTGGTGCACAATTATCTGTTGGATATGGTCAAATTTGGAATCAGTTAGAAAGCATGCTTGTTGAAATGACAAAACAAGATCCCAATTCGCCGGCAGCAATGCTATTGCAAGCCTTACAAGCCTCAAAGGGTATGGTTCAAAGTGGAACAACTGATACTAATGTCTCAAGTCAACAAAC